AAACCTAATTTGACAGTGATTTATACCGAGAACAGATCGCCTTGTTCCGTATAACCTTTAACTGTGTCTTTAGTCATTATACCTTGACACCAATTATATGCGGCATCTTTAACATATACAAATGACTTATCATAGTAAGGAATAGTGCCAACAATTTTGTCATGTTCGTAAAAACTACACTGTAAAAATTCGTCGTCTACAAGATTGATTACACTCAATCTACTTAGTTCTTTGTTCTCAGTTTTGTTATACCAACTTGGTCCAAAATCGTCTGCCATTAAATTCCTCCTATAGATCAGCTAAAGTGTTTTTCGATCATTTCTAAACGATCGCTTGCCGCCGCCATTTTATCAAGTTCTGCAATAATAGCTTCAGTAACATCACTGTGTTCACCAATACCTGCAGGCATTGCTCTATAGACTTCAATGTTTGCTCTGTGTACTGCTATTTCGCCTTCAGCTTGCTTTCTAGCGGCTTCAATTAATACTTCTCCAACTTTCATTCTTCTTTGTCTCTCTGTTTTGGCTACCGTTCTGGTAGCTATTGGTATTTATGGTGCTCACACCCGGACTCGAACCGGGACGCTTTAAAAGCGACAGATTTTAAGTCTGTTGTGTCTACCGATTCCACCATGCGAGCATCAATGGCGGAGAGACAGGGATTCGAACCCTGGGTACGTTTGACCGTACGACGATTTAGCAAACCGCTCCTTTCGACCACTCAGGCACCTCTCCAATTTGGCCCACACTACAGGATTCGAACCTGTGACCTACTGCTTAGAAGGCAGTTGCTCTATCCAGCTGAGCTAAGTGTGGATTAATTAATATATCTTTGTTTAACAATATCCCAAGTTGCTTCTTTGGGTTGTCTCCTTGCATGTTGTACAATTCTTCTAAGTGTACTAAGATCAACACTTGAATGCATTGATTTGATTAGTTCTAATTCACGGTCACCATACTTACGATTACTATGTGCCGCATTCCATACTAGTTCAACAATTAACGAACTAAGCGATTGAGGCATGTTACCCCCAATCCTTAAAGTCGCCTAGCTCTTCATTGTCGTTGTATCCTGCACGATATGCATCAACTTCAATAGTTGTCATTAGTGCTTCAGGAATCTCCTCTGATTGCATACTTGCTCCAGAATAATAGTGAGGCTTAAATCCTCTGCGGTAGTAGCTATCTGCTCCACCTCGGTCATATGGACCTCCATGCCTATCATCATATTCCATATCTTATCCTATCCAAAAAACCATATCAACAATGCACCAACAACTATCCAAGGTGCATACTTCCATCCAATTTTTATTGCACCAAATACTACTGCTAAAAACACACCAGCACTGACACCACCAATTATGAGAGGTTTTAATACCTCCCATGCTAGGTCAACATCTCCTCCCATTAATCGAAGATCCGAACTACGCCAAGGTCAATATCGTCGAAGACCTTTTGCATAGCTTGCATAATCCAAGCCTGATTATTTTTTTCAGCTTCTAGGTAAGCATTTTGCAATGCTTCTAGTTCTGCCATTGAGATAGCTTTTACCTCAGTTTTAAGATAAGTGTACGTCATTAAGCCGCCTCCATCCATCGGTTAAGTGTGTTAACATCTACGCTCAGCGAACTAGCAAGTTCAGCTATACGTTTTTCTTCTGCCGCTTGGTATGCCTTTTCTGCTTCACGTTCGGCATCCATTTCAGCACATGCTTCTTTAACAAGTTCTTCCAACTGTGCATCTGACATAGTTGAAAAATCGAAACTGCGAGCATAGCCTTTGCTATATGCGTCAGCAGTTGCATAATATGCACTTTCTTCGAGTTCAATGCGTTCGAACTCTACTAGAGTACCACTAGGAACACGTTTGCTCCAATAAGCAGTATCAGATGCTTCAGGCAACATGCCCATCCAGCAATCAGGTTGTTTGCTGAATTCAATAGCTTCAGCACGTTGAGCATTGATATAATCGATCAGTTCCTGTTGCATAAGTTTCTCCTAAGAAAAAAGTGGTTTCATGTTTTTGAACACTACGTTATAAGCATTAGCTTCGTATATATAGTTGTCAAAGAACGTATCATCATCATTATCTGATGCACAATGCTCTTCCCAAATACGGTTCATTGCTTCCATGCCTTCGAGTGCGTCTCCCCGTCCAAAGTTTGTAATTGTTTTCCATGCATTATCAAACGTTACATTCTCTTGGTAAAAGCTAGGGATTCTAAACATCTATGTCTCCTTGTTTGTTTAACTTATACTTACATATTAACACCAAGACGTCATACTGTCAAGTCTTTTTTTACACTTTTTTCATCTTTTTTTACAAAGATACATCCTCTAATCCAGCTGCTCTTAGCTTTACAATATTGTTTATTTGGAATTGTTTAGCGTCTATAGCTTTAATTAATCCCATAAATTTATTACGGATTAGTGCTACTTCATTAATAATATGTTGCTGGTCGATTACTTCTTGTTCACTATCAGCATACTTTTCAGCATCTCTACTTGAAAGTGCTTTATTGTATCCTTCCAAATACATGCGATAATGTTTGTTGCGTATTTTACGCATTTCAATATTTAGGTACTCAAGTATAGCTTCAAGTTCCTGTAACTGATTAAAACGATACTCTACTATACCAGGCATATCTCTACTGTGTTTTTCAACATTTCCTTTGAGTCCACATTCAAGTCTTGCTTCGTTTAGTTGTGTTTCGTAATAATCAATCGCAGGCACAATATTAGCTATGTCTTGCCTAATTTTGCTAAACCAGCTCATTTACCAATCGTCATGTTCGTCGCTATCATAGTCGTCAAATATGTCCTCTTCATAATAAACGTCTCTGATAATTTTGTCCAATGTGTTGTCATTTCCAAACCACTCGTCTCCGACTTCTGACAAATCAGCTATTTGCTCATTAATAACTCCTAAGAATTTTTCACAAGCAAGCTCTTTGTCTTTTGGGTTAATGTAAGGTTTTATAGATAGCCACATATCAACATATGCGGCAATCTCACTATCACTCATTTTCAATATATTCGTCCTCAGGTATGATGTCTTGTTCTTGGATATTTAGTTCTTCTTGTCCATTTCCGTCTACTTCAACATCGTCCCATTCTTTCATAATAAGATCCAAAGCATTGTCTTTGTTTAAGTTCCAAGGCTTGCGGAACATTTTAATTACTTCACCTGTAATTTTACTAGTGTATTCTAAACTGTTTCCACTTTTCTTAAGAACTTCTTTTGCTTCAAAAAACTCAACTAATCCACTATAAGGACTCATACCTGTTTCATAAGGAATTTCAACCTGTACACTTTCAAAAGGTTTAGCATAACGTGTTTTCATTACCTTACATGCGGCACGGATACCATGCACTTGTGAAGTTTTGTTTCCATCTGCGTCTACTTTTAGTTTTAGTTTACGCATTGCGATAACAATACTTGATGCATAGATAAAGCCTTGTCCACCACTGATCTTGTCATCTGGATCAAACATATCTTGCGATGCATATGTATGGTTAGTTGCTAGTAGTCCTACATTAAATTCACCAAACATGTTAACTGTGTTTCTAACCAGTGATGTTAGTGCTTTAGGTTTACGACCCATATCACCTTTCATATCACCTTTTTGAAACTGATCCACATCTGTTGGTGTTAGTAACATACCTAAACTGTCTACAACAAATAATACCTTAGGACGCTCGTCATGTTCCTTGTCTGTATATTCTGCTTTGTAGTCTTTCATAAAATCACTAATAGTTCTAGCGACATCATCAATCATACTCATATTAAGTTTAAGTAATTTTTCATCACTTGTGTCTACATCTAGTGCATGTAGCCATTTTGCATCTAGTGCATTTTCGCTGTCAATTAGTACAACAAAAATACCTTGATCCTGTGCCGCTTTGATTACATTACCTGCGGCTATATAACTTTTACCTGCACCTGATTCTCCTGCAAGTACTGTTACTTTACCTAGTGGAATACCTTTTTCAAATTCTCCACTGATTAGTTTGTTTAGTGTATAATTACCTGTACTGATCCATGTATCCGGATCATTAAACCCGACACTTAGTCCAGGTACCGCTTTAGTAATACTTTTGCGGAATTTACTTACGTCAAAAGGTTTTGCCATTAATTTCTCCATAAAGCCACAGTAGGCGACTACATGCCGCCTACCAGTTAGATTTTCAATTAGTTGCTACGATTTCTAATAGCCGCTAGTATATCTTGGGCATTAGGTTTTGCGCCTTCTACTGCTGGAGCTGTTGCCGCTACCGATGCCGCTACTTGTTCCTGCATTTCTGGAGGAGTAACTGGAGCAGGAGCCGCTTCTACTACCGGAGCAGGTGCTGCTACTGGAGCAGGTTGCGGAGTTGGTGCTGGTGTTGCACTTTCTGCTTTTGGAGCACTATTGCTAGTATCAATCTGTACACCAGCTGGGCGATAAAAATTACCCCAACGTGCTGGATCATACATTTCACCATTTACACTAGCTTCGAACATTTCACCAATAACACGAAGCTCTTCGTCATTTGGTTGCTTTGGAAGATAGTCATTAAGATTAAACAATCCATGTGTATCGATTGCCGCTCTTTCATTACTATCTAAGCTACGTTCTTTTCGTGACCAACTACTAGTTGAATAGTCTGCATACTGACCCTTAGTTGTCTTAGTAAGACGGAAGTCAGTACCTTGTTCAGTATCTGTAGGAAGTTCAGTAAAGTCACTATCCATTAGTGCGCCTTTAATAATGTTAAAGATGCTTGGATTAATAACAAACCTACGAATTGGATTATCAGGCGTAGTATCTTCTTGTAGTGTACTTTCAGCTACAAAGCCTTGGAAAACATATGAACGCTTTTTCCAATACTTACGACCCATATCTTCTAGTGCAGGATCTTTAAACCAAGGACGTACCTCAGCTAGTACAGGACATGATCCTGTTGGACCCCACATTTCGTTACATGGAACGTTTACTGTAACTTTACGGCTATCTGCCTGACCTTGTACGCCAGCAAATTCTAAACGAATCATCTGACGTTCACGCCAAAAGTAAGTATTGCTTGCATCGCCATCTGGTAAGAAGCGTAGTACACTTGTTGAATTTTCTGGGATATTCCAAAAAGGGAAGATAGCGTTGTCGCCACCTGTTTGCGAACCACGTCCGCCACTTGTTTCTTGCTCTTGCAATTTTGCACGAATTTCTGCCAATGTTGCCATAGTTTTTCTCCTAAATGTTTGCCTATGTGTGTTGCATAATGCAACTGTTGCCTAAGTATGCCTCATGACTACTTATATAGTCATTAGTATATGTTATATAAAGTTGGTTGTCAACTAAAAAGTTTATTAAAATCGTAATTATTAAAATTACTTTCGAATGTCTCCTCCCAGTCTTCATTAACATCTGTATTTTCACTTGCTGTAGCTGTGAGCTTTTTGAACAGTGAGTTAATTGCTTGTACTCCTGCCATCATCATAGATTTGTCTTTGACACGTTCCATTTCATCACTCATGCTAGTTAGCAACTGACTTAACCGATCCTCACCTTTTTTCGCAAAGTCAATGGAGTTACCTAAGTATTCCATAACTACTGCAATTTGATTTTCCTTAGGCATATTTCCGAAACTACTCAAGTTCATCGGATTCTCAGGATCAGATTTTACATTGATACCCTTGCGTAGTGATACTGTACTCATTTGAGCTATAGTACTTACAAGACTATCCATGGTCTCTTTTGCGAAATTATCAGCCTCTTTAAGTGATTTCATCTCTTTGACTAATGCATTCACATACGGTAACGCTTCATCTAATGTTTCATCGAATGTGCGTACTGTAAACTGGTTACGAAGTTTGGTTCTATCTGTTTCGTTAATTTTAAATTCTTTTGATTCAAACTTCTCTTTTGTTTCGTTGTAGCATTTACAACCTTTTAGTTTGTTAATGCTTTCTCTTAAACTGTTAATTCTGTTACTTACTGCTTCTACAATATCATTTGTATCTTCGTTAACCAAGCCGTTACGAAGACTGTATTTTTTAAACTCTTTAAGTTTTTTAAGTTCGTTGCACTGTTCTTGAATATGTGTACCAAAATCATCATATGGTGTTCCGCCTTCTTTAACATGACGTAGCATAGCTCTACCGCCTGCTAAGTTATTAGTTGGCATCTTATAACGTTCACCGTCTGCGTTCTCTACATAGATAGCACTGATATTTCTACTTCTACTACCACGTGATTCTTCGTTAACTGTTTTGTTATGTTTAATAATTAGTTTGGCATTCTCTAACTGCTGGTAACTGCTCTTGCTACTACCGTATGCGGCGCCAATGCCTTCTTGTACTTGTTTCATATCTCTCGCCTTTTGTGCTTGGTAATCTTGGTCTTTAGGTTCTATTGCTTTAGTAAAACTTTTAAGTGTATACTCAACTATACTTTTGTTTGCTAAATTTTTTAATAATGCAAGTGTATCTTTAAACTCATTGATATCTGTGTTGGCATTTATACTTACTCTTATCTCACGTTTGGTATCAGTTTCATCTAAGTTAATCATACTACCTAAGCTAGGAATATAAAAGCGTCTTGCAGATGTTGGATCGATTGTATTCTCACCTTCATCGGTAAAAATTTTAATATTATGCCCGTTGCCTTTAAGTATCTTAAAGATATCTTCCGCAATTTTTTCGCCACTAATCATACTAAAGTTCCTTTAATGTATTTATGTTAGAAACACAAATGGCATAGGGTCAACTGCCTCTTCATCTGAGAAACTATCTTTTAGTTCATCATATGCATTTTCATCATACTGTGCTACCTGCTGTGCAATTCTTACTACCAGTACACATGCCATTACTAAGTCATCTGTTTCACCTTCTTTTGCACTAAAACTGCTACCCCTAGCAATAAATGTTTTGATCTCTCTTAACAATGCACTACTAGCAATTTCCATTCTATCTGTTTCAACCCATGTTTTAAGTTTGCTACATGCCGCT